GGCGAAGGGTACATTGATACCTCTCGGCATTCCTGTGTCGCTCAAGACCATGGGCGGCGAGGCGAAGTTCCTTGAGACTTTTGAGGTCGAGGCCGCCGTGTCCGCTTCCGCCACTACATTGAAGATAAAGCCACTCAACGGTGCTGTTGTGCCTAAGGCTGGCCTTATCCTCGGCAAGTGCGACTCTACCGGGAAGGCTGCCCTTGCAGCGGCTCTTTCAGGAACACCGTCCGTTGCGGATGGCGTTTACACTTTCACTATCACCGCCAATGCACTCGGCACATTAGCCAAGGGCGATAAGCTCTACATCGTGTCCGAGGCTGGCGAGAACAAGGCCGCCGTGCTTCCGGACGGACTGTCTTGGAGACAGATTTACGTTGACGCCGAGGGCGGCAAGGGTACTGTGGCGGTTGTTACCAAGGGCCAGATTCTTGGCGACAGAATCGCTGCTGTGCCTGACTTCTACAAGGCGGCGATGCCTGGAATCACATTCGAGAACGAGACCGCTTAAAAAAGGAGGAATAGAATATGGCAAACAAGTACGCAAAAGGTTTCTACACCTTGATGAGCGAGGCGGGTATCCTGTCCTCCAAGAGCTTTGGTCTCTACATCAACGACGTGGTTGGGTTCAACAACATTCAGGGACTCAACCTTGACGGCTTCAACTGGGACGAATATTCATCCCTTACTTTCGACTTCAAGAACCTTGTGATGTCCAACCGCGTGAAGGTGATGGCCACCTACACCGACAAGGACTCCGAGGCGATCCCTTTCGGCACGGAGGGATTCGAGGAGACAAGCGGCGTTGTGCCTACGATGAAGGCACGCTTCCTCTGGGATGCTGACGACTACCGCAAGTACCTCGCCGCCCTTCAGGACCTTGACTTCCAGGACAAGACGGCGAAGCAGTACGCTCTTGACCTTCTCTTCAACGGAATGAAGGACATCCAGAGCGCGCACGAACTTTCAATGACCTACCAGCGCGACCAGATGGTTTCCAACAGGAAGCTGTCGCTTGACGCCAAAAACAACCCAAGGGGCATCAAGGGTCTCGTGTTCGAGGCTGACGTTCCTGCCGCCAACGTGACCACCGTCGCCAAGGCGAAGAGATGGTTCAACAGCGACACCGAGAAGACCACGGCTAACGCCAACACTGACGCAGACCCTGTAAGCGACGTTAAGGCCATCATCCGCAAGATGAAGAGAGCCGGTTACATGGACATCGTCTGCGAGGTAGACTACATCTCATTCCTCGAGGACATGGATCATCCGAAGTGGCGCACCGCTTTCGGCTACATTCTCCGTCCTGACCTTGTGATTGGCAACAACGACTCCAACGCCCTTGCCGTCGGCAACGCGGCTGGTGACGAGGAGCTTGTGAGCCTTTTCGCCAAGGTCATCGGCATCCCGGCTGCAAACGTGCATCTGCGCAAGGGTCTTGCCGGAGTGGAGACACTTGAAGGCAAGGGCCCTGACGCCAAGCTCGTGCGCAAGACCTTTAGGACCTTCAACGCGAACACCTACGTGTTCTATCCTGCGGGTCCTATCGGAACAATCAAGACCACGCTTGCTCTCACACCGGATGACAGCGCAATCTACGCTAAGTTCTTCGACGGCAGGGGTCTTATCCAGTACGATTACGACAAGCGTTCGAGGACACAGGACTGGTGGTCAGAGCTGAACGCGCTTTGCGTTCCGACCCGTCCGAAGGAGATGTACTATCTCATCACTTACACGAGCTAAAAATAAAACCGAAGTATGACTGTCGAAGAGTATCTGCGTAGTTTGGTGCAAGGTTTGGACTTGCAGGACACAGTTGTTGCCCGCGCGGCAAGGAGTCCCATCGAGATAGGGCTTGACCGCCTCACCCTCACGGAGGATGTTGATTACGTCTATGGTGAGGACGGCGAGGTGGTGTCCGACCGCTCGAAGGACGAGGATTTCCAGAAGCGTCTGGACTATGCCTCTTCGACAATCTACTATTCGGTGTTGGGGGTTTTCGCTGGCGGGGGCTACTCCGAGCAGGTCGGCGACGTCCGTGCTTCCAGAGGCGGTTACACCATCACGATGGCAGACCGCGCGAGGTTCAAGGCGATGGGCGACGCGCTCCGCTTGAAGTGGGGTCTCGACGTCGAGGAGGATGAGTCCTCCAGCGAAATGTATGACGCAAGTTATCTGAGGAGCAAGTAGTTCATGCGACTGATAGGTTTCCGCGACAAATGCACCATAAGCCGTCTGACGGGAAAGAAGGACGAATGGGACAACCCGGAGCGTTCCGTGGTCTATTCTGGTCCGTGCCTCTACGAGGAGGGCGGCACCGGATATTCACGGTCAATCGTGACGAGGGTTCCTTCCGTCTATCTGCCGGGCAATGAGGTTATGGTGATGATAAACGACTCTGTTTCGGTCACGACCGAGCAGGGACGTGAAATCACGGGGGTTGCGGAGATAGTCAGGGACATAAACATGCCTTGGAGAGCCAATTTGCAGTGTACAAGGGTTGAACTGAAACAGGCGCAGGGGGATTAACCATGTCAAGGACAAAGTGGAACACAACGCAGAGACAATTTCAGGAGGAGCTGCTGAAATCGGCCAAGGGCTTCAACCGCAGGGCTGAAAGGCTTATGACCGACGCAACGCAGTCCTTTCTGGCGTTTGTTGACCGCAATCGGGAATCCATCCCGGTTTACACCGGCAACCTGCATGACAGTATCGCCGCGTATGTGTCGAAGAGCGGCCGAGTAATAAGGGCCTGCTATATGCCACAGCTTGCCTCAAAGCCGCAGCACGTCACGAAGATAAGCGCCCCGAAGACCGACAACGGCGAAAGCCGCTACAAGAAAATCTGGGGTTATCGTGAGGCCATCAAGGCTGTCCGGGACAGCAAGCCTTTGTCGAAAGGCATCGGCTCGACGCTTATCGTCGCCGTGCCTTACGCCGGAGCCGCTGACGAGGACAGCTCGAAGCCGGGTTATCTGGATTGGCTGCAAGAGACGTTCAACAACACACTGGAATCAAGGCTTCCTGCCCTTGGATTGTCAAAAGACGGTAATATATGATGCACGCATCGCACATAAACCCGGACACGGAGCTGAAAGCGCTGCTTGACGGCAAGATAAGCGTTGGCCAGCCCGGCGGCAAGACGGAGAAGGTCACTGTTTACAGCGACTGGGAGCGCCCGACCAACGGACTGCCCGCGGATTTCATAGTCATCTACGTGAACGGCGACATCGAGGGCGTAGGTGCGAAAGTGGACTACGCATCGGGCTACCTTCTTGTGAGTCTCTACTCCAAACTGAATGATGACGGATCGGTCAAGGCCAACCGCGTCAAGAAGATTCTGGAGCAGTTCGACAAACTCGTGGAGGGAGCGGTGACGGAAAACTACGTCTACCGATACGACATGGAGCGTTTCATAACCCCTACATCACCGAACCAGACTTCGGGCTATTCAGTCACAAGCCTCAATTTGAGGTGGCATACGAACAACAATTTTAACAAGCAATAATTATGGCAGTAAAAAATCTTGGAGGCTCACAGCAGCTTCTTGCCGGACAGGGCGACATCATCGTGTTCAGCGCGCCAGCCGGCGGTTATACCTCCTCCACCACGCTTGCCAACGTTCTGACCAACGGCGCGAGCCTTGGGCAGGTCGTACAGGACTCAACCTCGTGGGACGGCGAGCAGGTGTCTTTCAGTCAGATTCTTGACGAGCAGGGCGACGTAATCACCTCAAGGGCTACCAACGGAACCCATCAGGTGTCCTTCGACCTTGCCGACCTTGAGGCTGACTTCATTGCGGCGTTCCTTGGCGCGGAATCAATCACCGTGGCTACTGGTGGCGCTACGGCTGTGTTCAAGGACGGCACCGTTACCTGCTACGGCTTCGGACACAAACTTCCGGTCAAGGTGCGTCCTCTCATGATTACCAACGACGAGGGCAACAGGGCAATCTTCTTCCCTAAGGCGAAGATGGCGGCCTCCCTTTCTTGGAGCGACAACCTTTGGAGGCTTCACGTTGTGGCCACAGCTGAGTTCATGGACAGTGCGACCCTCAAGACCTGCATGATTCTGTCTTCTACAACCAGCGTTGACTACGCTGATGGCAGCATCACTGCGGCGACCCTTGACGGCACAGCAGGCGAAGACGGCGGTTAATGGTATCCTTCTTTCGAGGAGCGAATCGCGGGGACGGAATGTTTTGTTCCGTCCCCTTTTTTCGATAAAAAAGGAAAATTAGAACAATTATGGAAAAATCGGACAAATTCATATCCGGCGAGTACGAGACCGTGATGCAGGCGCCGTGCGTGATAGAGGCTGGCGGTCGGAAATACAAGGTCAGGCAGGTGGCGCAGGCGGTCAAGGAGCGGATAGCCTTGCTTGAGCAGGAGGCGCAGGTGCTTGAGGCGAAAGGCAAGATGGGCGTTGACAGCAAGACGGCGAGGCGGCTGACAAAGAAACTCTATTCGCTGCACTCGAAGAAGGCGGCTTACTACCTTTTGGGTAACTGGGCGATATTCTGTCCTTGGCTCTGGGCTATAAAGTGGCGGCTGTTGCAGCTCCGTGGCGATGAGGTGACGTTCAAGATAAACGGGGCGGGGGCCGTGAGCGAGGACGTGGGTTTTTCCAAAGCCAACTGGCAGCTCTCAAGGCAGGAACGCGAACTGTTTATGAGGCCGGTTGGCGAAGCCGCCAAAGAAGCGCGCGAGCGGCTGGAGAATACACTAAATATGTTGGAGAAGGACGGTTTGGGGATAAAAAAGGAAGACAAGTAGGGTCTGCCTTTGAGACCTCGACGCACAACGAGCGGATAAAGAACGTCTACGGGAACTACAACTTCTGGTCGTGGCTGCGTTACTGGTATCTGGACTCCGCCAACCTCGTGACGATGTGGATGGTGGACAAGGGGTATTACGACTACGACTATGAGCAGGAGGACAAGCTACTTACCGTTTCGGGAACTCGCAAGTCAAAGGCCGAGGTTAACAATATTCTTCGTAACTTTGGGTTGCCGACAGGCGAAGAGGATTTACAGTCATACATAATCAAGGAGGAACAAAAAAATGGCGGTGGAGATACCGGTAGTCATTGACATTGACAAGGCGTTTGACGACGCCATAAAGAAGCTGCCTTCGGCGATGCGTCCGTTGAAGAACACGATAGAGCAGCTGTCACAGGAACTGAACATGGCGCGTCAACTTATGGCCGAGGCGCCGATAGACAGTCAGGACTGGAAAGACGCGACAAAATGGGTGCAGGGTCTTGCGCAGTCGCTTGACGTGGCGAACGACAAGATGCGGCGTTTGTCTGCCAACGACGGAAGCATTAAGCAACTGACCGCCGACCTCGCCTCGGTGAACCGCAGGTGGGAGGAAATGGGCAGCGCACAGAAGTTCACGGCGAGGGGTGCATTGACCGCTGAGGCCAAGGAGCTGTACAATGAATACAAGCGGATAGCGAAGGCGTTGGATAAGAACGCATCGCTGACCTCGCGCTGGGCGGCGGAGCAGGACAAGCTCGCCAAACGTGCGCAGGCTACACGTGACAATAAACTCATGATGCCCGCTAAACTCATGATGTCCGCTCCGGCAAATACGCTGAATGAACTCCGTAAGCAGGAATCTTTGTTGTCGGCGGCTATGGGGCAGGTGGCGATAGGTTCTACGGCCTTTAAGGATTACGAGACCCGTCTGACGGATGTGCGTGCTAAGATAAAGTCAGCTACAAGTGAGCAGAAGACCTATAACACGGAGTTGTCAAAAAGCCATTCACGGCTCGGCACCTTGATAAAAAGTACAGCAGCCTATTTTGCGTTGCATCAAGTGACGAACTTTCTTCGTAACATCCGTGCCGTGACTGCCGAGTTCGAGATGCAGAGGGTAGCCTTGGGCGGCATCATACAGGATAGTGACAAGGCGAGCGAACTCTTTAAACAGATTAAGGCCGCAGCTATCAAATCTCCTTTTGAAATCAAAGACTTGGTGTCTTACACCAAGCAGCTTTCTGCGTACAGAATAGAGACAGACCAGTTATTTGAGACGACACAGCGCTTAGCAGACATATCTTCCGGTCTCGGTGTTGATATGGGGCGTATAATCCTTGCCTATGGTCAGGTCCGTGCTGCTTCTGTGCTTCGTGGACAGGAACTGCGGCAGTTCACCGAGGCAGGAATCCCATTAGTGGAGTTGCTGGCCGACAAGTTCACACAGCTTTCCGGGCGTATGGTGAACACGGCAGAGGTTTTTGACCTTATATCTAAGCGCGCCGTGTCCTTCAAGATGGTCAAGGAGATATTTGAGGATATGACCAATGCGGGCGGTATGTTCTACAAGATGCAGGAGAAGCAGTCCGAGACCTTGCAAGGCAAGTGGATGAACTTGAAGGATTCCGTGTCCATCATGTATGATGAGATAGGGAACACAAAGGTCGCTCACAAGACAATGGAAACAATGTTGTCTTTGACATCGGACCTAATGAATAACTGGCGCACAGTAGCGAAGGTGCTTGGCGGGGTTATCGCGTCTATGACTGCATATAAAGTGGCGGTTATTGCATCCACAACGGCAACCAAGGCACTGACTGCTGCGGAATTGGCAGAATTAAAAGTTGA